AAGTATAAAACAATTCTTTACTGATATATTAGATGGTATCAAAGCACCATTTATTGCTGTTTATGATTTTATCAAGCCAGGTGGAACAGGCGATCAAATGTTGGCTGAATACATCTATGAACCAATAGAAAACTTTATTGAAAATGTAAAAACATTTTTTACAGATTTATGGGATGGCGCAGTACAAGCAGTAAAAGACACATTTGCTGGTATAGGTAATTTCTTTTCAAGTATTGTTGACAATGTTAAAACTGCAATCAATGGTGCTATTGATAGTATAGACATATTACCTGATTTTGTAAAAAAGAAATTAAAATTTGAAACAAAAGCATCAAAAGAAGCAGGTGAAAGAATAACAGAAACAGGTGTTAAAGGTAAATACGCAGACCAAAGTATTACAGGTATGGAACGAGAACGTATGACTGGTGGTGGAGCAACAATGGAAGAGGGTTTTGCTGAAGCAAAAGGTGAAAAATATGGTACTGCTAAAATAACAAAATCAGGTACTTCTGGTTATGATTTTGCTGCAGGAGTATTAACTCCTAAACAAATGACAGAATTTAATAAATTAAAAACTACTGATGAACAATTACAATATTTAAAAAATTTAGATGATGAAGAACAAAAAAGACGTGAAATGATAATGAAATTAAGAGATGACAAGATTGCGTTTGATAAAAAGAATGCTGATTATATTAAAAAATATAAAGTACAAGAAAAAGAATTTATGTCACCAGACGATCAATTATTAGCTGATGACATTGCATATAGAAATATACAAAAACAAAAAGCAGCGGCAATAAAACCTGAAGATACATCTACTTCTGGAACGATAAATCAAGTTATATCACCTAATACAGCAAATAATACTGTGGTAAACAACTCTCAAAGTGTTAGTACAGTTAAATTAGATACAGGTGTTGATCCATATACTGAGAAATTATCTAACGCTAGTTATTCTTAATAAGAACCTAAATCTTTTTCAGTAATCACCTTAAACTCTGCACTATTATCTTCACAATAAGATTGTGCTGCTTTCCATTTCGCTTGGTTCTTAATATACTCAAAACTTTCACGCATGAATGCTCTTGTTTTCTTTTTAGGTGTCTTTGGTGGTTTACATTGACGAGAAGGTTTAATCTCAATAAGAAACTTTTTACCTTTTGATGTCTTTACTATGAAGTCAGGATAGTAAGAATGATACCTTTTGTCAATTGGATTGAAATATCTTATGGATAATTCTTCACTTGCCCAATTGACTATGTCAGGATTACGGTCACAGTGAAGCATAAACTTACGCTCTAATAGTGAACGATAGACTATTTTAGACGGGTCGCCAACATATTTTTTAGGGTTAGATGGGCGATATAAACCTTTATATGACTTCTTCATTGTGTTATAAATATTAACATTACAAGGATATTTAGTATATGTTAAAAAGAGCATCTTCACATCTAAAGACACTGGCCACAGGTTATATAAACAAAAGTTTATCAAATGCTTTTAATGGTGGATTTAATCAATCACAAGGTAAAGTTGCGGCAGAATTATTAAAGAAGTCGCCTATTGAAATACCTGATAGTCCACAAGAAAAGATGAAAAGAGATCCATTGTCTTTTAATAGAGTACAATACCCATTAGATTTAACATCAAATGGTGTAGGTCATTATATATTATTTTATGCAATATCAAATGATTATGGAACATTAGACGCTAAATCAAATGATTTTATGATAGCTCAAAAAATGGGTTTTTCGAAAGATAAAGTAGATTTTGTGGCTGATACAGGAAATAGTATAAGAGGTATTAGTACGGCAGACGGATTTAAGAAAAGTAATAAAGATTTTTTTGGTAATGAAATAAAAGATGTAAAAAATTCAAATTCAGTATTGTCTAAATTTCCAACACATAGTACAGTAACCGCTGCGATAGCATTATATATGCCGCCAGGATTACAGGTTACTTACTCAGCAAACCACGATGGTGAAGACACAGAAGTTGCTGGTGCTATTGCGGCCACAGCTGGAGCTGTAAAAGGAATAGCTGATTTAGGAGATAAAATTAGTGCTGGTTTAAAAGCAGGAACAGGTGTTCTTGCTCAAAAAGGTAAAGATATTTTAGGTCGATTATCAGAAGAAGCTGGATTTGGTAATCCAGTGAAGTTAGCAACAAAAGCATTTGGAGTTGCAGTTAATCCACACCAAGAAATGTTTTTTAATGGTGTACCATTTAGAAGTTTTGAATACAAATTTGACTTCTGGCCTAGAAACGAAAAAGAAGCTGAGGCAGTAAGAAATATAATATTCTTATTTAAATATCATATGCATCCAGAAATTGATACAAGTGCTGCTGGTGCGAGAATGTTTAAAGTACCATCAGAGTTTGAAATACATTATGCATATATGGATCAGGAAAATGAATATGTAAATAAAATTTCACGTGTTGTATGTACAGCTTGTAATGTAACATATGGTAATGAAGAACAATTTTCTACATTTAGACCAGATATAAAAGGTGCTAATCCTGTCAAGCATACTATGACATTGAATTTCAAAGAAACAGAAATTATGACAAAAAACAAAATTGTAGCAGGTTACTAAAATGTATTTTTCTAAATTTCCAAATATCGTTTATGATATGAAAGGTGATGGTAATGTAAAACTTATCACAGACATATTAAGACGAGTTAAAGTAAGAGATAAAGTAAGAGATAACTTATCATTATTGGACAAATATGATGTAGATTCAGGCGACACACCAGAAACTGTATCGTACAAAGTTTATGGAAGTGTAGATTACTATTGGGTTATTTTATTGATGAATAATATAAAAGATAGGTATTATGATTGGCCATTGAGTTTACAAGACTTTGAGGCTTATGTCAAGGAAAAATATACTAATCCATATGCTGTGCATCATTACGAATTAGATCAATCAAGCGGATCAATCAGTTCAAATGGTCCTGGTGATTTTGACTATAAGATAGAAGTAAATTCAGATACAGTTGGCGCACAGTCAGTATCAAATTATGAATACGAACAACGATTACAAGATCAAAAAAGACAAATCAAAATATTAAATCAAAATTACCTACCGACATTTATAAGAGAGTTTGAAAGATTAATTAAAAAGTAATTTATTATGGCAAATAGAAGCTCAGATATTTTAGAACAAGCTGGGGATTATAACTTAAATGTTTGTAATATAATATCATATGTAAAAGGCGAAACCAATGAGCCAACTACATTAGATATTATGCCAATTATACAAGCGATTGAATTAACAGAAGATATATTTAATAATTGTATAATGGGTCGTGTCACAGTCATTGATGGACAAGACTTTCGATCAGTATTACCAATCACTGGTTTAGAAAAATTAGAATTATCATTTAACACTCCAGGAATGCAAGGGATCAATGCCGTACGAGGTGAAGGATTTCCGTTTCACATATACAAAATAGATGCAATGGCGCCAATGGAACCAAGAGCGCAAGTGTACAACATTTACTTTACAAGTAGAGAAATGTTTTATAATAATATCACAAGAGTCAGTCAAGCATTTAGTGGACCTATTGAAGAAGGTGTAAATAAGATATTTCGAGGTCAAAATTATTTAAACTCAAAACAAAAACTATATTATGAATCTACCAAGAGTAATGAAAAACACGTGATACCCAATTTAAGACCTTTTTCTGCGATAAAACATTTAGGAAGTCAAGCACAATCATTAAACTACGATAACGCTGGTTATCTCTTTTATGAGAACGCAAATGGATTTCACTTTAGAAGTATTGAAAGTTTATTAGCGATGTCAGGTACGGCTAGACCCGCATTGTTTCGATACAACTGGCAACCACAAAATATTAAAGATGATAGAGGATTAAACAATGTTGTTGAAGATTTAAAATCAGTGATACGATATGAGTTTGATCGTCCTGTAAATACGTTGAGTATGTTAAGCGAAGGTATGTATGGAAGTCGACTCATTACACACGACATATACAATAAGACGTTTAACGAATACGATTACAACTATCATAAAGAGTTTGGTAAATCGTTTCACACAGAACATTTAGACGGCGCTAAATCATCATTTAAATTTACATTACCGTGGCACTATTTTGAAGACACAGAAAAACTATTATCTGACTTTGGAAACTCAAAAGTAATGATGTATCCACAAGATAGTAAAGTCCATAATGACTATGAATTACCACCGTTACAAAATGTATTACAAAAGAAAATGTCACAACGACTATCACTACAAAACATTAACTTAACCCTAAACGTCTATGGAAACACCATATTACATTGCGGAGATATGATTTCGTTTAATCTACCGTTATATCGACCTGTTGGCGATAAAGACAAACAACAAGTCAATCCACACTTTGCTGGACGATATATGATAATGGCGATTAAACACATTATCTCACCACCTGATAATAGACACGAAATGGTCTTAAAATGTATGAAAGACGCAGTACGAACAGAGTATCCTATTGAAAGAGATACCAATACATTAGAATATCCAGAGTTTATACAAAAAACTCAAAGTTTAATAGACGCTGAAGGAGCATTCATAGAAACTGACTATGTTGACTATTAGTACACTCCGAAGAATCGCTGTAGAATCGCTGCTAGCGCATGTAGGAACGACTGTAAGCGGTGGCTATGAGAGAATATATACTACACAATGTAAGTGAGAAGAAACACATATAATTAGAGGAAACAATGAAGATTAAAGAACAAATTAAGACAATCATAGATGATTACTCAGAAGCAAGAGATATATCAATGGAGTATAACAAATACGATGGCTTCTTTAAGGGCCACCAATCACCCGAAACGGTATGGAACTTTGTAAAACACCCGTTTTTATTGAAAGTTAAAGGCCTTCTTGCGAGTATGAAAGTGATTAAGATAAGTAATAACAAGTAATAGGAGATGAGCGCCAGCTTGCGTAGGGTATTATTAAATGCTATTAAATAGCGTAAGGTGACCTTATTAAAACGAGAGGTGCATCGGAAAAAAAAAGATGAATGAATTAAATTTTATGGGGCGCAATGGCTTTCTGTGGTTTGTTGGTGTTGTCGAAGATAGGCAAGATCCTTTACAAGCCGGCCGTATTCGAGTAAGAGCTCTTGGACATCACACAAGCGACAAAGTGCAATTGCCAACTAGCGATCTGCCGTGGGCGTCTGTGATGTTACCGATTTCAAGTTCTGGTATAAGTGGAATTGGACAAACGCCGTTGGGTCTATTAGAAGGCTCTTGGGTGTTTGGTTACTTTAGAGATGGAAGTCGTTGTCAGGAGCCGTTGGTGCTTGGAAGTCTACCCGGCAAACCAAGTGAATATGGCAATCCAAACAAAGGCTTTTATGATCCAAATAGTAGAACTGATGATACAACTAAAAGTATCTATCCACGTGAAATAGATGAGCCTGATACAAATAGACTAGCCGTAAACAATCCGGATAAAGAACATACTTCATTGACTACAAGAAAAGAGCAACGGCTTACCAATATACAAGGCGTTAACAATACTTGGAATCAACCCGAAATCACTTATAACGCCAGCTATCCATATAATCACGTGTATGAAAGTGAATCTGGCCACATAATGGAATTTGATGACACCACTGACGCAAAACGAATACACCTACGTCATACATCAGGCACTAGTATTGAAATGACTGACAACGGCGATACCATAGAGATCACCAAGAACAACCGTTACATATTGGTCACAGCAGATAATAAGGTATACATAAAGGGAAGTAAAGACGTGGTGATAGATGGAGATTATGATTTAAAAGTCAATGGCAATTATAACATCGCTGTTGCCGGCAATAAGGTGGAAACAATCAGTGGCACCAAGACCAGTACAACAACAGGCGCCGTTGTTCACATTGGTTCTACAATAGATTTAAACCCATAGAAAATCGTAGAGAGAAAAGGCCATTGTAAAAGTAGCCAGCTTTCTTAATCTATAAATGTAATAACAACT